CTAACTGCTGAAAAGTTTTTCTGACTTCTTGTGCGGCAGGTGTTAACTCAGCAAAAGCTCCTTGTACCGACAGCATAGCAGATGCTGCCATCTGAGCCTCTGGCCCACTCAGGTCTTTAAGGCTCTCAAACAGGTCCCTAAAATCATCCCTAGACGCAGCACCTACCTGAGCCTCTGTTACTGCGACACCAGCAGCATTCAAGGTCCTAGTAATGTTTGTAATGCTCTGAGCACGTTTTTCTTCAGCAGTGTAATAGTTGTCGTAATAGCCTGTCAAGTTAGTAGAGAGTGCCTCAAGCCCACCTGAGAACTTGATGAGGCCAGCAGCAGCATCGAAGCTCAGATCAGTAAGGTTACTAAATGGCAGTGTTTTTAATGCGCCTTGCAAACCTTGCGTATCAGTGATGACTTTGTTGACGACCTCATAAAATGCGTCTACATCTTCTGCTTTCATTGTAGCAAGGTCATAGCCCTTCATCATGTCAGCTACAGTAACAGGCACATCTGCTACAGCCTGCAATGCTTGCAGGGTAGCGCGTTTCAGGTCTATGCCAAAAGCTTTCAGCACATCTTCTGGTGCCATTTTACCTAGGTTGTCTGACAGTCTAGTAGGTGAGCCGAATGTCTGACCAGTAGACAACGTACCACCAGCAAAAGAGTAGCTCTCTGCCTTCTCCATGTTGCTATTGGCGCCACCTGACAAGGAGGTAACGCTAGCCTTGCTACCAAGTCCTGCTAGCATACTGTTGATGTTAATAGTCGTTCCAAGGATTGACTTTTCCATCACCTGATTGGCAAAGTTGCCACCAGTACCGTTAGAACGTGTCTGTTTAAGACCTGACTGGTCGGCAGTGAAATCGCCACCATAGGTAGTCTCAAACTTCTTGTTGCCTATGCCCAAGAGCGCCGCCGCGCCGAGCGCAACCCATCCGTAGACCGGCACCGCTGCCAAGGCCGCTGTAAGCCCTGACGCGGCTCCAGCCATGACGCTGGTACCTGCGGTAAGTGCGGAAATACCTCCTGTTATAGTTCCGCCAAGCGCAATACTGGCCGCGCCCGAAGCGAAGCCACCTACACCACCTTGTTGGTAGGCTGTAAGCATAGCCATGTAAGGTAGGTTAGAGGCTACTGAGCCTGCTGTAGTAGGTGAAAAGGTCTGAGCCATTGGCCCACCACCGTTAAATGCTACTGAGTTTGCAGTGCTGAGGCCTAGTGTCTCACCCATACTGGATGTGACAAACTTGCCTACACTTGCATTGATACTACCTGTACCTACAAGGTTTTGCCCTAAGTTTGCCAGCTTAGTCAAGGTGCTACCGTCAGCTATACCGGCGATCACACCTCCTACGCTAGTGTTTCCACCTTTACCGCCCATGATTTCACTGATAGTGGCTTTAATCCATAATTGGATAGGCTTACGTAAGAACTCGTCCTCTATGACTTTACGCATAGAGGCTACACCTGCTTCAGTACCCTGCTCCAAGCCTACCATCACAGCGTCAGCTAGAGATGATGAGAAAACATCACGCTGAGTAGTTAGAGCTTTAGCTAGGGCATTGTCACCAGCCTCGCCTCTCAATTTGGCAACTAAAGCTATTAACTCATCTAGCTGCTCTCTAGCTCTAGTAAGCTCAGTCTTGTCTATTAGCTCCCAAGAGTCAGAAGCGTCTCTAACTTTATTGTAAGCCGCTTCCTGAAGCTCTAGGCTCTCTGTAAATTTAGCGATCTGTCCCGAATACTTTTCAGTTATAGCAGTCTCTGCTTCCAGCTTAGCAAGAAACTCTGGACCTTGCCGCAGAGCTTCGGCTCTGTTAGCCTCTAGAGCTTTCTCTGCTTTGCTCTGGACGTTGATAGTCTCTACCAATACACGTATCTCTTTTCGCATATTGATCGAATCTTGCACTGATTTATTGTAAGCCTCTTGGTCTTTTTTAGCTGCCTCTAGAGAGACAGACACAGCAAGTAGCATCTTAGCCTTATCAGCTAAAACCTTTGCCTCTTCCTTTGTAAGCTTGCTTGATGCTACGCTCAACTGAGCTTTCAAGCTTTCTGCTGCTGACAGTTGGGTATTGACCTCTAAGGTACTCTGCAACTTCTCGTTAAGCAAAACTGTAGCATCTATAATTTTTTGAATACCATTAACTTCCTCAGCGTCGTCTCTCTTGGCTTTAGCAGCTTCTATCTCTTTTATGACCTTGTTAGCGTTCTGCCATGTGATAGCACCCATAGCAACGGCTTTGTCTAACAGTTGAATAACTGTTATCTCAAACATCTCAGCAGTGGTAACTTTTTGGAGTGACTGCTCCATATCAGAAGTACCTTTGTTGAACTTCTCTATAGCATCAGTAACTTTCAGAAGTGCGTCTTCCTTAGCCTTCAAAGTCCTAGCTTCTATTTGGGCTTTAGTCTGCTCTGCGGGACTGCTACTCCCATAAGTCTCACCACCTACAACTCTAGGTGTACCCGCAGTCTTCTTGTCTAACTCTGCAAGTTTAGTCTGTAACTCTACAGAGAGCCTAATTCTCTCTGCCATTCCAGTTTTCTGGGCTACAGCTTCACCCTTGATACGGGCCAGAGAGTTACTGTAACGCTCATCAGCTATAGCTTCAGCCTCTTCAAGGCTCTTGCCCCCTCCTAGCAGACCAGTCAAGCCCCAGATCTGATTCAGACGGATAGCTTCTAGGATCATTTCCTTTTCTTTAACCCACATGTCAATACGGGCATTGGCAGCATCTACTCGCGTCTTCTCTTCCATTTGAGCTTCAGTAACCAATGATTTTTTCAACATGGCAACACTATCTAAGAGTTTTTTCTCCAGACCAAGCTCTCCCTCTTTCCTGGCCTTAAAAGCCTGAAAAGTTTTATCGTTAATAATCTCAGTAAGCTTAGCATTATTTTGTCTGTCATAGAGAGTCCGTAGATTACCTCTATTGCTGGCGTCCAACTGCTCAGCTTGTATACTCATTTGAGTCTCTAAAGCCTTTACCTCTGCATCTGCAACCTTACGTCTAGCATTAGCTGCATCTCTTTGAGCGTTCAGGGCTTTCTCTGCCGCTGTGTCAGACAGTAGCCAGTAGCCTGTCAAGGCTACTACTGCGACCCCCAGCGCCACAACTCCTGCTGTGATAGCTAGAACTGCTGCTCCACTAATTGCGAATGTAGAACCTGCAAGGGCGGCTGACAGTGTTAGTGCATTAGCTGCACCTGTAGCCACGGCCATAGCTGCAGCGAAGGCTTTAGTAGCCATGGCTGCTGCAGCAAAGGTGGCAGTACCTACTATTAACGCAATATCTGCACTTACTAGAGCTAGCTTCCACCCCACATAGGCTGCGGCAGCAGTCAGAACAGCTTTTGAATTCTCTATCAGAAACTTAGATACTGCAACTGTAGCATCTACCACATTGAGCATCAGTGAAGCTACTGTGGTCAGACCGTTTCTAAAATCATCTGACTTAAACAGGTTTCTAATCTCTTGACCCAGATTGAACAGCGGTGCCTCTAGCGCCTTAAATGTCTTCAAGAATGCCTCTTGCAGCGAGGCAGCGATACCACTTAGCTGCTCGGCAGGCTTAAACTGCTTCTCCAAGTTAGCGAAGAAGGCCATACCAGCTTCGCTAACTTTAGCTTTAGCAGCCTTTTCATCTAGTTCGGCATAAGCTTTTCCTACTGCTTCAATAGCATAAGCTTTAGCTTCTGCTTCTTTACCTGACTGGCGCAGATAGTCAATCTCTCTCTGCAATGTCGGCATCATCTTATTCATCTGAATAAGTGCAGCGGCTTGGTAAGCAGCGGTAGACTTAGCTCCGCGCTCAGTAGTCATATCTTGTAGGATACGTTGCTGTGAAGCACCAGTATAGGCTATCAACCCTGCAGTCAATTCGCGCATGACCAACGACAAGGGCCTAGTAGCCCCTGTAGTGTCAGTTACCTGTACACCCATTTTCTTTATAGCTTCTGCTGCTCTGCCTGTACCCTTGTTAAACTCTGTAATCATGTTACGGTAAGATGTACCAGCAGCAGAACCTGTAATACCGATCTGTGCCAACATACCCAATGAACGAGCGGTGTCATCAAGTGTCAGACCATACTGTTGAGCTACCACAGAAGAAGTCTTGAAAGCTTCTGACATGTTGGTAACAGATGACATAGTATCTGCTGCAGTTTTAGCGATAACATCTGCAACAGTTGTAAACTTGTCAGAGCTATAGCCATAAGCTGTACCGACAGCTACCAAAGTACCTGCTGCCGCCTCTAGTCGGACCCCACCAGCGGCTGCAAAGTTCAAGGTTGGCACCAGCGCTGTCATAGCTTCGTTAGCATTCAAGCCTGCCAAAGACAGTATAGATAAGCCCTCTGCCATTTCTGTAGGCTTGTATTGTGTGGTATCTGCAAGTTTGCTTATAGATTCACGCAGTGAGTCCATCTGCTTGGTGCTGGCTCCCGCCAGTTCCTGAATCTCAAACATAGACTTCTCAAACTGCACACCCACCTTGATGGTGTTTATGAAAGCAAAGCCAGCCGCAAACGATGCAAGAAACGGCAACATACTAGATATGCCAATAGACAGCATACCGAAACCCTGTGTCAAGCCTCTCAAGCCTGCATTAGCAGGCTTAAAGTCCATTCCGTTGATACTGTTGTTAGCTGCAACCACAGCTTTTGAACCTGCTTTAGCTATAGCGGCTCTTTCAGTATGGTACCGAATCTCATCTCTGAGCATATCATCATGCAAGGCATTAGCGTACTTAGCTGCAGCTTTCTCTGCAGCAGTTACCTCCGCCAAGTAGGACTTGAGAATGGCCTCGTTTAGCTCATACGCAGCTTTATCTTCTGCTATGATATCTGCTAAGTGGGCCTTACGCCTAGCTACTGCTGTTGCATTAGCTAACTTTTCTGCAGCAGTGACTTCAGCTACGTAAGATTTGTACAGAGCTTCGCCTAGCTCATACGCAGCCTTGTCTTCTGATATAATGTCAGCTAAGACAGCTTTACGTCTAGCAACTGCCGCTGCATTTGCTGTCTTTTCTGCAGCAGTGACTTCAGCTACGTAAGATTTGTACAGAGCTTCGCCTAGCTCATAGGCTACCCTGTCCTCTGCTATAATCTCTGATAAGTGGGCTTTGCGCTTAACTACAAGTAAAGCGTTGTGCCTAGCTATTGCCTCTACATCCGACTTATCAAAGGCGTCATTAAGTGCTGCCAATCTAATTCGACTAGCTTCAACCTCGGCTTCAGCTTCTTTGAGTTGGGCTTTAAGTTCGCTACTCTTACGTTTACCAGAAACAGCCTTGTCATAGGCTGCTCTCAGCTTAACCGAAGCGGCCTCTACATTTGCAAGATGGGAGGCTAGGCTAGTTATTTCTTGAGCGCGCTCTAACCGACCTTGCAGATAGGCTAGCTCAGTACCTTGCAGTTGTGCCTTTTGTATAGCACCCAAGTTTGCACCAAACTTCTTCCAGACATTCAGTTCTTGGTTGCTAAGCGTAGATGCAGTTGCAAGTCTAGAATCATATAGCCTTTGAATCTCTGTGTTCTCGCCACTTGCTACGTTCAATCTGGCCCTTGTATCGGCCTTCATCTTGACTAAGGCATCTAGTCTGACTTGCTCTAAGCCGTTCTCTCCCTTAGCAGCCTTAATCGTCAGTTCGTCATACATGCTACCCATACTCTTGGTAGCAGCATTGTTTAGTGTATCAAGGCTAGATGTAAAAGTCTTAAACGTCCTGAACAGTTCGTTTATACTGCTCTCTATCTTTTTGACACCCGTGACAACACCGGAAGGGTCTATATTTAGGTTTGCTGTGTCGGTCATGGGCTTATCCAATAAAATGCTTACAGCATTTTACCCGAGCGCAGACGAAAAAAGACCACTATCAAGTGGTCTTTTGCGATGCAGCTTGCTTTTCAGCTACTTTTGATAGCCAAATAGTGTCAAGAAGTTTCAAGTCTTCCCATACCTCTGTTGTGTCGCTGTCTTCAAAGGCATATGCCTTAGCGTACAGGTAAAACTCAGAGAACGGTATATTAGCTGGGCCACCTGCTGTATATCTCCGACTGCCTCCAAGTGCGTCGAAAGTATCTTTAGCAAAATGCCATCGCTGATTTAGTTCGGGCCTATCTAGCAGGGCTTTAGGTGTGATGCCACTCTCTTCCTGCATCTTAAGTAAAGTGGGGACTTCACTTCCCCACTTTACTACCCAACTAAGATAGGCGTCTAGTTTTTTTCGTCTTCTTCGTCTTGAACAGCCTTAAAGGTGTTCATGTCAGAAGCTACAGCTTCTACCTTAGCACGAAAATCTTTAAGCATCAAGAGGGTCTTGGCTGCATCTTCGCTGTAGGCAGTAGGCTTACCTTGGAACATGATAGTTCCTTGCCAGCCCAACAAAATAGTCTTGGCATAGACTTCAGCCAAGATAGCGTCAGACTTTTCGTTAGCCTCCTCACCTTTAGATTCAAGGACTGCACGATTACGCTTAAATAGCGAGCTAAGAATGCGGTTATACTCACTATTACCTGCACGGGCTACCAAGAACTTGGTATCACCGCAGTCAGGAATTGTGGTAAACGTACCCTTTTTTTCTTTCGACTTGTCTGTTGCAAAAGTCGTAAAGAAGTCGATAGCGTTATTTGGAGTGGCTGCTTCTGTCATAGGATATTTCCTTTAGGTTGGTGGAGGCCCAATTCTACTGCAAAATTTGCAGGCTTACCATGATTTTCAGAGTAGCCTTCCGCTAATTCTGCCTCCTTACGCCAACGTATGGCTTCTGCTAAGTCAGGGGTTCTTCCTAAGTGGTGTCTTACACCATCTTTATCGGCCAGATAAGCCATATACGTCTTTCTAGACTTGTCCCAATGCACACCACACACCTGTCTTATTCCTAGAAGACAGTGGCATGTTCCTTCTCTGGATAGCGGCTGTGACCTCTCTCAAATTTTCAATAGTGTTATTAAGCTTATTCTGATCTATATGATTTACAGTCATTGTAGGCGTTTCACCAGTATGCATACACCATATAAGTCTATGTATGTAATGCACAGTTCCAAAAATGTTTACAACAATATAGCCGACTCTAGTGACACAGGTTATCTCTACTTCAGAGTCGTAGACCTTGCGGTAAAGTTTACCCCCTCTGTAGACAAACAAAGTATCGAGCAACTTTTTAGTTACTACTCTGCCAGGTGCATGGAACTCTTTGGAAATTTCAGACTTATGCATTGTTATACTCTAGTTTCCTAAGTATAACTCATAAATAGAAAAATCCCGGCACAAGAAATTGTGCCGGGATTAGTCACACACACACCACCAACCAACTTTACGGCAGGACTGCAGCGCCGACTCTATCAATGAAAAGCACTTTACGCAATGTCACGTCAGCATTAGCTGCATCACGCAGACCAATGAACTGCAGATCAACCATGAGGTCTTGATCTTTAGAACCTGCTGTCACTTTCCATGAAGAGATATTCACTACAGGAATAGTGAATACATAGCCGTTACCAGCAGTGTCAAGGCTAGAGAAGATCAAGCTAGAGTTGGTATTAGCTTTGAACTTGTCAAACAGAGCACCATCAGCAAAGTAGACAGACAGAGAACCGGAGACACCGATAGTACCAGAACCTATACTGACTGCACCCAATGTGCAAATAGCCTCTTGGCTACGCAGCATATTGTCATAGTTCAAGCTGATAGACTTGACGAAGGTTCCAGTGATAGGTGCTCCACCTTCCCACAAAGCGCAGGACGAGCCAGAGACACCAGACTGGATATCATAGGCTTGAGAAGCAATTGGTGTACCGGGCAACTGAGTAGTAGCAGCACGGCTAGCGTCTTTGCCCATGAAGTCAAAAGACAACGAGGTCAAGCTACCAGAAGCGATGTTCACAGTCAGCTTGCTAGGTGTCATACCAGTGTAAGCAAGGAACTGGCTGATATCAGTAGCAGCGCGTTCGATTGTGTAGCTGGTCTGGGTAGTGCCATGTGTCAAGCGAGAGGTCTGAACAATGCCACCTGCCAGAGAACCTGCAACAGTAGCTGGAGTATTAGTATCCAGAGTAATTACAGTAGTAGTGGGTGCTACAGACGTAGACACTCTAAACAACTTACCGTCGTTGGCAGATGTTGGATGCACAAAGCGGAACCACTGTCCACGCTTCAAACCTGTCCATGCATCGTTAGCTGTAGGCGCAACAGAGGCTGTCAAGGTAGTAGCAGTAGCTGTTACAGTGGCAGGAGTACCTTGCACACCATTAGTACCGAACACAGTCCAAGTAGACTGCAAAATAGCCGAAAACAGGGGGTCGTACTCTGCATACGACAGTTCAGCATTCAAACCACCAGAAGCGGAAGCTGTTACGGATGTGACACTAGAGATAGTCCGAGTAGAGTTAATCTCTTTAGACTCTTCTTTAGTAATCATGAAATCAAGTGACTCGCCAGTAATGCGAATATCTTTTGGGTTTCCTGCAATAGGAATGACACCAAAGGTAGCTTCGGGGATATAGCGTACTTGTACGAGGGAGCTAGAGGCTAAAGGCATTGCGGTTCTCCAAAAAGTTAGGGAATAATACTCTGTATGTCGAGTTGAAGGTGATTGTGGGTTAAGAGTAGGCTATAAGTTGACAGTAAGATTCTTAGACTCAGTAGATTTTGTCAAACCAAAAGGGTATAAGCACTGGATAGTAATTCCAACCTAGGTGGGGTTTGACCTGTGCCAGTGTAGCCATGTGACATCTAACTACACCCATAGACCGCTGATGCAGTTGAGGATAGAAGAAGTCTAGCAGCTTCAAGGCCTCAGATGACCCTGTGCCATCTTTAGCTACAGCAGCTAAGTGAATCTGGCCTGATATTCTGTGTATCGGTCTAGCTGACAGATCAGCTTGCCTACCTTCCATAAACTTTACGTGGACTGCTAGGTAGGGCTTAGTCTGTGTTTGTGTGTCTACCACAATACGGTTGTCGTACTCTATAACCAAGGGAGATACAGGCGCACCTGCCTTAGCCGCTTCTATGGCTGTCACAATATCTATACGAGCTTGTTCAAGTGTTGCCATATTATCCTGTGCTCAATCTCATGGTGGCATTCCCGTACTTTGCTATAGTGTGAGCTACAGCCATTACGTCTCCGGGTATAAAGTTACCAGGACGTAAGACTATATCTGACTGTGTGATTATTTCTGCAGTAGGGTTGTCGTTAAATATCGTAACTCTAGTGTTGTATCTAATGCTCTGTATTACTTCTGAATTAACCGATAGAGCATAGACAATCGCAGGCTCATCGCCCTTAAAGAAAGGAGGTGGCCGTTCAATAGGGTCACGCTTAAAGCCTGTAGTAGATGAACCGCCTGATCTAGAAGTTAAGCCTTCTGCCCTGACTCTCCAAGAAGCAGCTAAGTCTCCAGACCACTGCGGAGTATTCTCCACTAACTCTGTGAGTATGTTTGTTATAAACTCTCTGTAAGCCGCATTTATCCTGCCATGCATAGCGGCCATCTGGCCCTCTAAAGACTTGCGAAAAGTATCTATGCCAGTTACCTGAAACATCATACTCTCCTTAAATGAAGAGTCCACGCATCAGCTTCAGCCGTAGCATTTAGTATGTTCCACTCTCTACCAGCTACAGTAACTTTTCTACCTATAACTGGAGTAACATCACTGGCTGCTACTATTGCTGTCATATCACCAGCATGATTCAAGCGGTCAGCGCCAGTCAGTTGGTCGTAAAGCTTGTAGCGGTCAAACATAAAGCCATTTGTGGTCAGCGTACCGGCGCTGTAGGAGTCCGTTACAGGGTCATACGCGCCCGTCTGAGCGAAAGTAATAGCGACGTAGCTACCACTGTCTAATTCGTCGCTGCTGGCGTTTATAAACCCTGCCTCATCAAGGTGGGCGCTGCGAACTCTGTAATACGTACTACCTACCTTGAGTATAGAGCCTTTAACCACAGGCTCTCCTGTAGCAAAGAACACTTCCCAGAATGGGTCATACTCAGCATCAGTAGCGCCATTCACAGTGTCTTTGAGATACTGTTTACGAGCATAAGCTACTGTACCAGCGCCTGCTAAACAAGCCTGCCCCGGAGTTAGGATAGCCACACTGTCTGTAACTCTCTTAGCCCACACAGATTTACGAATAGGTAGACCGTAGATACCATCAAGAATACCTATACCTAGCAGGTACATTTCCGTAAGAGCTACTACACAGTTCCTAACGGGTAGAGTTGTAGCAGGTGTCATTGAAAACACCCGCTTCTGAGCTACCGAACCGTCAGGACTAGCGCCTAAAAAAGTGCTAGTCTGTGCAAAGAACAAGGCTGCACCCGTGTAGCCATCAGTGATAGCTATATCGTCGAAATGATTTGCGACTAGGAATAAATCAGCCATTTGTCACAGGGTCGGTAGCTAGGCCGACAGCCGAAGTAAACTCATGCCGAACATCTGTGTAAACTGCATCGGCAGGAGTCAAAATAGTATATACTCCGGTCAGTTTAATCCGAAGGCTATTAAACATGCCTCGGACACCTAGCTTTACGTCCTCAAAAGGATCGGTTTGCCGAGTGAATTCTGCCCTACCATCTGATAGTCGTTGCACGGAGAACATTGGTAATGCTGCCAATAGGTCTTTAGCTCTTGAGTATGTGCAAAACAGATTAACCAGATCATAGAACCGTTGTTGCGTGACGGTGCGACTAATCTCTGGTAGGGCAGAAACCGTGGTGTAAAGTGCAGGTATGCCCAGATTAACGTCTTCAAGTTCTAAAATAACCTGAAGATTGCTGTAGCCTAAACTGATAACACTGTCGGGGAGTTCCGTTGCAGACACTCCAAGGACTGCACGAACTTCGGCGGGAACTGCTGCTGGTGCGGTCATAGTGATGCTTTATGGTTGGGAGAGGCTACTGTAGCATGAGTGTGCTAATTAGGTTTGTCAAAATATCTAAAGTATGCGTTGGGTTTGAAAATTTTGGTGTAGAATTGGGGAACCTTAAAGGAGAACCAAATGAAAGACGGTACTTTTGAATTCCCTCTACCTGCGGAATTGCTGGCAGAGCTTCGGGCTTACGCTAAGACAAACGATATGTCTATGGCACAAGTACTCAGGTTAGCTCTTAGGGAGTTTTTGAAGAGAGGGCAGGTGTAATGGCTCACACCTTTCAGCAACTTATAGCCAAAGCTAGAGAGGTGCATGGTGACAAGTACGAGTACATTTCAGATCGTATGGATGGTAAGTACAGAAGGCTTACTATAAGCTGCAAAGAACATGGAGAGTTTGAGCAAACATGGTCTAACCACTCTGTAGGTAAGGGTTGCCAAAAATGCTCTACAGTTACAAACAGCGCTAATCAGATGTATACTCTGGATGAAGTGAGAGAGATAGGTAAAAGCATATTTGGTGAGAAGTACAATTATCTAGATATCTTGAGAATACCCAACAAACCCAGATTGAGATTTGCCTGCCCTGAGCACGGTTTGCTAGAGCAAGACCTGTACAACCATTTGGCAGGCAAGGGTTGTTTAGCTTGCAAAGAGTTAAAAGTGCTTAAGACTCTAAGAGAGCCTGTAGTAAGGCAACCTGCAAAAATTGCAGCAGCTAAGCCTCACAAAGTCGATGAGGAAGCACTGAAGTCAAGTATAGCTTTAGCTGGTAAGTACAACTACTTAGGCATGGAGGTAGGCACTACAGATTACAATAGAGTGAGACTTCATTGCCCAAAACATGGAGAGTTTTCACAGCCTATAGCAAGCCACTATAAGGGTGGCGGGTGTATGGCTTGTTTTAGAGAACAGCATCCTGCTAAAATTTCCCGCGATTTACCTGAGTTTACACAGGCAGCTAGACTAATTCACGGAGATAAATATGAATACTTAGCAGTAGACTTAGGTGGGGGGCTTGGTAGCAACGCTGCTGCACTTATTATATGCAAAGTTCATGGAGAATTTGCACAAGCTAAATCAGATCATCTTCGTGGTTACGGTTGTGCCGAGTGCTCCACAGGTAGATCAGATACGGGTAATTCTTTGTGTGAGTTTGTAGAGAGCCTTAAACTGCCTACCAAACGAGAAGCTTACATAGACGGTACATGGTTAAGGCTAGATATAGCGATACCTTCCAAGAATCTTGGAGTGGAGCTTCATGGGCTGTATTGGCATTCGTCTAAATTCAAGTCTTCCAGTTACCACAGAGATAAGCATAAACTAGCAGCAGATTCGGGAGTTAGAATTTTACATATATTTGAAGACGAGTGGCTAAACCGTAGAAAAGCTGTAGAAAGCTTAATCATCCAAGCTGTAGGTATAGGCACTTTTGAGAGGGTGTTTGCTAGGTGTTGTACAGTGTCTGTCGTACCTACATCTGTAGCAAATAGTTTCTTTAATTTGCATCACGTTCAGGGGGCTACAGCTTCGTCTTACTATTGGGGGCTAGACTTTGCTGGTAAATTGCTAGCAGTAATTGGTATAGCTTTTAGGGAGACATGTAGAGGTAGTCAAACCAGTTCCGAGACTATTGAAATAACTAGATATGCTACATCTTGCCAGGTTGTAGGGGGGTTTAGTAAGCTGTTAAGTGCAGTCTTAAAACAAAACCCATCAACTGTCAAGGTAGTCACATTTAGCGATGACAGATTATTCACTGGAAAAATGTATGCATCTATAGGTTTTAAACCTGTGGCTAAACTTCGTCCAGACTATTTCTACGTAAAAAACGGTAGAAGAGTCCATAAGTGTAAGCTGCAAAAAAGTCGTATAAAGTCTAGTGGGCTAGTCTACCAAGAGGGTATGACAGAATTACAGCTTACAGAGCTTAACGGTTACCATAGAGTGTATGATTGTGGTAAGACTAGGTGGGAATTGCAGATATGAAAAAGCCCTCCTAGGAGGGCTTTTCTTATTTTGAAGGTTTCTCGGGCACTACTTTTTGGATAACAGGTTGACCCTTCATCCAAGCTGTTTGTACTACCTTGACAGGGGTGTCAGGTTCAAACCTAACTCCATTGGTAGGGTCTACAAATGGAAACACACCTTTGTTCACAAAGAACTCGCCCTTGTCATCTACTATCACTTGCTGTTGAGTCATATTGGTGGTGGAAGTAGCAGGTTATTAGCCTGCTACTAGACTCTATTAAGCAATAGTTAGAATGTCGAAGGCACGCAGATCAGTGTCACCGAACGTACGGAAGATTTCTTCCGACCAGTCCATACGCATCGCCTCAGTACGCTTCAAGGCGAACTGCTCTACTGCAGAGTATGCAGCATTGCTGTTAGTCACCAAGGTGATCGCGCTGGTAGCGTCGATAGCGTACACGGTGTTAGCAGGAACTGGACCGCCATCTGCGGCTGCATCAACAATGATCCACTTTACATCTGCACCGAAAGTGTTATTTCCGGGGGTCAGTTGCGGGTCAATACGGGCCAGTGTAGGGTCGTAGTTGTTAGAACCTGGACGACCAGTGCGGCTCTCAATCTTGAGATATGCGTCGATATCACAGATTGCATGAGTGATCTTGCGGTACTTACGATTACGTGCCAAGAACTTAACCCAAGACTTGTGAGTAACAACACCACCAGAAGCTGCTGCATCCAAAGATGTAGTAGTCACTGCTGACACTGCGCCAACAACCAGATCACCGTTACCGTTGTACAAATCGCTGATATAGCGATATGCACGCTCATCACGCTCGACTTGCAGGTAACGAGCCATAGTCATGGTCACGAAGTCCAGAGTGGTAGCGCGCAGAGCTTGCTGTGTCCACTCCATACCAACTGTCCATGCACCGATCCGACGGATACGATCAGCAGTCTTGAAGAATGCAATCTTTGGGGGATTAGCACCTTGCACAGCACGTTGTGCTTTAGCTGCCTCTGGTCCACCAACTGTACCGTAGTCAATCACGGGCTGCTCAAAATGCTCAGTATTCAAGGCCAAGCGAGAACCCACCATGCCGTAGAAGTTATCAGCATCAGTGGTACGGTCTTTAGCCATAGCTGATTCGATAGCATCAATCACAGAGATAATTGTGAAGGCGCGAGAAGCTGTACCGAATGGAGTGGTGTTCTGCTGTGTATTGGCAGAAAAACCACCTGTACCATCCAAGAGGCTAGCCATAGAGGCCGAACGCAAGCCGTAGGGGTTCTCTGCACCGGGAGAGCAGATACCTAGACCAGCTTGCATTTGTTTGAATGCAGTACCGATACTCAGGTCAGCCTCAGCGAACTTTTGGTTCAAGTAAGCAGCAGGTGTCAAGTTAGCCTTCAGAGGGCCGCTGAACATTTCTTCGGCAGAGACTTCAACTTGTTGTTGAGCGCCGTTCTTGTCGATAAAGGTGAACATTGTAGTTTACTCCTAGTTAAGTGTTATGTTGGGATTAGCCGACGAATTCAATAACGCCAGTAGTACCAACGGCACCAGTACCAGCAGTACCCAAACTCACGACACGCCATTTGAAGACGAGGCCAGTAGCAGCGGCAGTAGCCTTGCAAACGCGAGGGAAAGTTGTCAGGGCTGTGTCTTTAGCGACTGGAGTACCAGTCACTACATAATCACCAATAGCCACGACACCAGTACCGGGAGTTGCTTGCAGGCCATCAAACACAACATTCAAGATGCCACGTTCAACGACAGAGCCAACTGTAAACTGGTTCTGAGGTGCGAGTTCGACTGCGAAAATCACAGCTTCAATTTCGTTACCAACAGCACACAGGTTATAACGAGACTCACCAGCGAGTTTGACAAACTTGCCAACTTCAGCGGTAGTCAGGTTGTTAGACGATCCAGAACCAGCACCTAGACGAACAGCGATAGCATCTTCGGTAGGGGCGGTAGGAGCAATAAAGTGATCACGAGCCATGATATTTAATCCTTCAAGTAGTTACAGAGATTTTGCGGCGTACAGAAAAAGTGGATTCACCGTAGCTTTCA